GCGGATCGACGACGCCGCACAAAACGTCGCCAAGTTCGTGTTCGACAACGGCACCGCGGTCGCGGAGTCGGTGCTCTACAAGTACCCGGACTACGCCACTCGCGCCGTCATCTGCTGCTCGACGCAGTCCGGCTGCCCGGTTGGCTGCCGCTTCTGTGGCGCTGGCGACAACTTCGTCCGGTCGCTGACCGCCGACGAGATCATCGCCCAGGTCGAGCACTCGATCGAGCAGACCGGCATCCAGGCCTCAGAGATGAAGCGCCTGCAGATCATGTTCATGTCCATGGGCGAGCCGCTCCTGAACCTGAAGGGTCTGATCCCGGCGCTGCGGGAGCTCTATCGGCTGTATCCGAACGCCGCGCTGCTGATCTCCACATCTGCGCCGAACGTCAACTACGAACCCGTGCGGGAAATCTCGATGGAGATCCCGACGATCGGTCTCCAGTTCTCGGTCCACGAGACGACGGACGCCGCGCGTGACTTCCTGGTGCCATTCAAGAAGAAACTGACGCTGCAGCAGATCGCCCGCGAAGGTCACATCTGGCACGAGGTCACCGGCCGCAACCCGTTCTTCAACTACTGCGCCCACGACGGCAACTCCTCGGTCGAGGATGCCGATCGGCTGCGCGCCCTGTTCGATCCGCATGTCTGGAACGCGACCATCTCCGTGGTCTGCGAGCGCTCCGAAGGCATGCCGGCGACCAACGAGCACCAGCGTTCGCTGGCTTCGGACTTCAGCATCAAGATGGTCGAGCGCGGCTTCGATGTCCGCGTGTTCGATCCGGCCGGCCAGGACACGATCGGCGGCGGCTGCGGTCAACTCTGGTTCGTTCAGAAATGGATGCAGGACCACCCCGATCTCGCTCACCCGAGCATCGGTCGTGGCCTGCCAGTTGTCCACGCTCCGACTGCGCATGCCGCGTAGCTCGGACCTCACCGACGCCTACCTCAAATTCCAGGCGGCGAGACGGGTCCACGAGGCATGTCTCTGCCGGCTGGAGGCGTCCTTCATCGTCGGCTCCGCTGAACAAGTGGAGCTGTCGATCTCCGCACTCCTGGACTCGTCGCAGACGCTTGCCGATCGGCTGCGAGACCAGGTGTTCGCCCAGCTCCGTGACGAGGGGATCGATCCGATCACCCGGAGGCCAATGTGAGAGAGATCATCATCGACACCGAAACCACGGGCCTTGAGCGCAAGCTCGATCGCATCGTGGAAATCGGCTGCGTCGAGATCAACAACCTGCTGCCAACGGGCAAGACGTTCCACAAATACGTCAACCCGTTGCACCCGGTTCACAGGGATGCGTTCGCCGTCCACGGGCTCAGCAATGAGTTCCTGAAGACGAAGCCGACGTTCAGACGGGTCGTCAACCAGTTCCTCACCTTCATCGGTGATGCGCGGTTGGTGGCGCACAACGCACCCTTCGATCTCGGGATGATCAACGACGAACTGGATCGGCTCGATATGCAGCCGCTCCAGAACGAAATCGTCGACACGCTGGAGATGGCGAAGACGAAGCGTCCGGGCAAGCGAGCAACGCTCGATGCTCTGTGCTCCGCCTTCAACGTCGACACCAGCAAGCGAGACCTGCACGGCGCCCTGCTCGACGCGCAGCTGCTGAGCGAAGTCTACGTCGAACTGCGCGGCGGCCGACAGTACGGCCTCTCGCTGCTCGGCGAGGACGGTAACCCCGCCCACACCATCGACAACCTGCCGGCTGCGAGACAGCGACCGGTGCCACTGCCGCCGCGGCTCACCGATGAGGAGCGAGCCGCACACGCCGTCTTCGTCCAGACCCTGGGCGGAGAAATCATCTGGAACGAATACCGCTGAGGAGAACTGAGATGCAGTTTCTACGACGTACCCGCCACCTCGGAATGAGCGATGAAGCCCGTGCCGCCCGCATGACGTCTCTTGGCGGTTCGGACGCGCGGATCATCATGTCCGGCAACCAGCAAGCGATCGAGCAGCTCTGGCGCGAGAAGCGCGGCGAGCAGGAGCAGGAGGATATGTCCGAGATCCTGCTGGTCCAGCTCGGCAACGTGACCGAACACCTGAACGCTGACTGGTTCGAGTTCCAGACCGGCATGGTCGTGACCAACGAGCAGGACAAGGTCTTCTACAAGGATTGGGACAAGGCTCACGCCACCCTCGATGGACTCGTGCGTCAGACGCTCGAAGGCCCCGTCAAGGCGATGGTCGAGTTCAAGTTCATGTTCCCGTTCGGCTTCGACAAGCAAGCCGCCTTCGACAAGTACTACCCGCAGTGCCAGCACAACATGATGGTGATGGATCTGCCGGTCTCGTACCTGTCGATCATCACGGGCGCTGGCCAGTGGGTGTCGATGGAGGTCACGGCCGACATCTTCTACCAGGCCAAGATGCTCCAGGCCGAGCAGGACTTCTGGGACTGCGTCCAGACGGGCCGCACGCCCGGAAATCCTGTGGCGGAGGTCCCGCTGCTGGAGAAGATCCGCGTCGCCGACATGAGCCAGGACAACGCCTGGTGCGACCTCGCCCAGAAGATGGTCGAGACCAAGACCGTCGCTGAAGAGCACGAGAAGGCGAAGAAGGCGATCAAGGCGCTGATGCCTGGCGACGCCAAGATCGCCTCCGGCAAGGGCGTGACGATCTCCTACTCGAAGGATGGGAAGAAGCTCATCAACATCGACAAGGAGGCCGTCAAGCAGGCCGACAAGGACTCCGGCCGCCCGTTGCCCGAGCCCAAACCCAAAGCGACACGCTCCCGGAAGGCGGCGAACAGCAACGAGAAACCCGCAGAACCCGCGGCAGACGCCGCTTAATCACAGGAGAGAACCATGGCACGAAGCAATCCCAGGCTCGACAAGATCTACGACGTTTTCGAGAAGCACAAGGTCGACATCGACCGCGACGCGATCTGGGAAGTCCAGGGTACGCCTGTCGTCAAGCACAAGGACGTCGAGCGTCTCGGTGCCGCGATCGGCATCAAGTGGACGAAGCCCGAGATCCTGCGCGCCGAGCGTGACGAGGCGGTCATCCTCGTCATGGGTGAAGCCAACGGCAAGACCGAATGGTCGATCGGCGAGGCGTTGATCTCGCTCGAAGGCAAGCCCGGCGGCAACTACAAGGTCAAGGGCAAGATGGCGGCGTATCCGTACGCCATGGCGGAGAAGCGGGCGAAGGATCGCGTGATCCTGAAGATCGCCGATCTGCATGGTGACGCCTACTCGTCCGAGGAAGCCGACGATTTCAAGGAAGAGTCGGGTAACAGCCGCAACGACGACCGCCGCGATGACCGTCGCGACATCCGTCAGGATAGCCGTCCGGCGAACGACGACAAGGCTCCGGCTCGCGAGGCCACCGTTTCCAAGGAGGAAGGTCAGAAGATCGTGACCTTCTGGTCGGACAAGATCGCGAAGATCACCCGCACCAAGGAAGCGATGGAAATCGCGTCGAGCCAGGACTTCATCAAGGACATGAAAGTCCTGTCCTCGAACGGCGAGGCCTATGTGATGGGCAAGCTCAGCGACAAGTCGCAGGAGCTGAAGAAGGCGGCCCATGCCGGATAGGGCTGCGGCCTACATGGAGCTGGCTACCTTTGCGATTTCGATCGCCGAGGGGCCAGCCTCCTCCCTGCGGCAGTGGTGGGCGGACGAACGCGCCCACCGCGAGGACTACGGCCTCAGCCAGGATCAGATCGACACGCTCGTCGAGGCCTGCCGGGTGAAGGTCAAGTCCTGGGGCAGCGAGGAGAGACCGAGATCAGAACCCAAACCGAGATCAACCAACCAGCGTGCCCGTCAGGGATCGCTGATCTGAGGCGTCATGAAGAGAACTGATACATGAGCGCGAGCAACAAATCGAAGAACAAGTGGATCATGCTCCGCAAGGTCGAAGGTCGCATGGTCCCGCATGCTCGATACGATGCGGAGATGCTTGAAGCGATCCCGGAGAACGTTCCTGTGCGGGCTCAGTTCGCACAGCCTCGTAGCGGCCCCAGGCACCGCCTCTATCGGGTGCTGATCCGCATCGTCGCCAACAACACCGATCTGTTCGCGCACGAAGATGCACTGCACGACACGCTGCTGCTCGCCAATGGCGTGGTGCGCCCGGTCATGACCACCGCTGGCGAGATCATCATGATGCCCTCCTCCACCGCGTACGACGCGATGGGCGAGGACGAGTTCAAAGCCTACTTCGACGCCGCGCTCGAAACGATCCAGACGCACATCATCCCGGGTATCGATCTGGATGCGCTGCTGAAGGAAGCCCGGCAACAATCGAATTACAAGGACGCCGCCAACGACAACGACGAGCGGCCGAAAGAAGAGGTGGCGTGATGGAACTGTTGAAGAAGCTTTCGAACCTGATCAGCGGCCTCGGCAAGAACGAGAAACCGCAAATGCCGGAGTGGTTCGGCTCCTACCTCGACGAGGACGGGATGGTCGCCGACGTGGTCAGGCGCGTGAGCGATGACCAGATCGCGCTGAACCGCTGGCTCGATCCGTGGAGCTGGAAGTTCCCGTACACCCTGAAGCCTGGCGTGCTCAACCCGCCGGAGCATGCCGGCTGCCTGATCCACGCGGGCCGCGGCATCCGCAACTTCTACGGTCTCTGGCACGCGGACAATCCGCACACCGGGGTCGGCGAGTACGAGGTCACGGACGGCATCGTCACCGATCCGCGCCACCCGGACAACTTCTCCCAGCGCGTCGTCGAGCGGGCTAAGGCTGAGCTGGCTCGGCTCTTCCCGGAGTTCATCGTGGCATGAACGCTGACGTCCTCGCGAAGCAGTGCGTAGAGAACATCAACTTCTACACGCTCAACAAGATGCCAGCTGACGAAGCCGGCATCCTGCTCACCACGCCCAAGGGCTGGAAGGCTCCTCCGCGGTTTCCGCGGGGAAGGCTCAACATCGTCAAGGAAGACGGCACCAGGGTCTGGCACTTCAACGCAATGCGGCTGCTGGCCTACCTGGTCGGCAACAAACTCACCACCCTCAAGATCGAGATGAAGGCACCACCGAAAATGATTGGGAAAAACTGACAATGAACCCGAAGCTGCTACCCGCCGCAGATGACCTCGGCGGCAACATTTCCAGAATCGTCGAGGAGTCCGGTGAGGTTCTCCAGGCGATCGGCAAGATCGAGAGATTTGGTCTCGACAGCTACCACCCTCGCAAGGGCGGGCTGAACAACGCCGCGCACATGCTGAGCGAGCTGGCCGACCTACGCCACGCCATCTCTGTCACCGAATCGCTGCTGACCGATCACGCGAAGGCCGTGGTGCTGAGCGACGGCGTCTACCGCCACGACTTCGTCTGGACCGACACGCTGATCACCACCAAGGAGCTGCGCGAGCTGGTCGGCGACGAGGACTACGACAACGACGACGACTTCAACGACGCCCACACCTGCATCCCGGTCTGCGCCGGCCAGTGGCACCGCGAGGGGCTGGAGTGGCGCTTTTACGTCGACCCAGAGCTGGACTGATGCGCACCCCTCGTTTGTCGAGAGCCCAGCTCCGCCTGATGGACGCATGGGTTCCGACCCAGAAGCATTGGATGGAGAAGGCCGGCTGGTTCATCGGCGTCACCGCGACTACCAAGCGCGAGCAGCGCAGCCTCGACGCACTGAACCGCAAGGGTTTCATCAGCTGGGACGGCGAGTT